GCAGATACTACTTTACCAAGAGATGCTGGTAAGCTTATTGAACTACAAAGTGCAATAAAAACTCTTGATGAGTTAGATGGAGATTCTAATACCGAAAGCACCGAGTCTACCTAGGCCACCAGACACGCCTACAATGACCCTGAAGGTGCCTAAAGCCCATGTTCCGTCATACCAACCCTTATTCATTCCTCCAAGCGATCTACAGCCTCCTGCGGGGATAGAGAAGGAGGAGGAACAGAAGACGGAACAACCGGCTCCACCTAAACTAAAAATACCAAGAATAAACATAGAATTACCACTACCAACTACTGAAGTGGTAATGACTGCCACATACGCAGCTGTGGCTGCTGTTGCAACAACAACTCTTGCAACACCTTTCTTTAATCAAATCAAAAAGAAAGTACAGACGTTCTTACAAAAGAAGATTGACAAATGGAAGGAAAACCGCAAGAAAAGAAAGGACTCCTTAAAAAACTCAAAGACGGAATAGAAGATCAAGAACAACAAATTCAAATACTCGGAACTTTCGTCCGACTGGGTGTAGTCGTTTGGTCCGGCTTTATTATCACATTAAACTACGTAGAATTACCAATGATAAAGAAATCTGGTAACTCAGATATCACTTTCGTTGCTTCGGTGTTTACTGGCGCACTTGCCACTTTTGGCTTGACCACTGGTAATAAAGATAACGGGAAAAATAAAACACCTATAAATTGTCCTATGGTTAAAAAGAAAGAAGAATGAACAAATGGCTTCTCACGCTGTTACTCCTAACCCCGCTATCCGCAAACGCAGAACTAATGACCCCGCAATTCACCCAGGGGTCAATGCAAGCTACTACCACTACAACTCAAGAAGTGAACGAGACCATCGAACAAGAGGTCTTTGGCGGAGCTTACTCGAAATGGACTGGAGAAAATGTTACACCAAGTGGAGCAATAGGCGCTACTGGTACAACTTATTCCGTACATACAGCTGGAGATCCGTTTACTCTAGAAACAGTGACCAGATCAGCAGGAGTCGTAGAAACAATAGACATAGATCGAACTATCGAAACTACTTCTACTACTACCTCCTTATCGGTCTTCTCTCAATAAACCCTGTCAGAGCTGAGGATGAAATCAACAACACCTCGAATCCAGTTGCAGCAGCTACCGGAAACGTCACTAATCAAGCCGTACAATTCCAAAATAACGGAGCCCCAAGTCGCCAGAATTATGGGCCGAACATATCTTGTAACGGTCCAACCATGACGTTCAGTCCCTTCTATATGGGCAACCATGTAGAACCGTATGATTACAATGAAGACGGTGAAAGGGAACAGACAAACTACACAAAGAATGAGAACTGGGGTGGACAGATTAATTTCATGGTACCCCTGGATGGTACTATAGTTGAGCAATGCAAAGCTATAGGTAAACGCCAAGAAGAGAAGATGAGGCTAGACTATGAGTTAGTCCGGGCATTAAAATGTGCTGAGTTACAAAAAGAGGGCTTTATGATAAGGCCTAAAACTCGCGTATATTATATGTGCTCGGATATCATACCTATCTCTGCTTTTTTAAAAGAGCAAAAAGAGACCAAAGAAAACCCACTATTAAATCCAATTTATAACAATGATCGTACTCAAACCAATCCTATTCGCTTTTATCAAGAGCACAGCAGTGAAGACGTTGATAGTAGACCTTTTAGAAGGTTTAGTGTCTTCAACGGAAAATACACTAGATGATGCAGCTGTTGCTGTGATTAAGAAACACTTATTCCCAGGAGAGAAATAGTAGAATGACACTAAAGGCTAAAAATAAGCGTGCTACTGAAGATCAGTTTGATGAACTTCATCGTATGCTAACAACGGAGTTTTTAGCCAGGATAAGATCAGGTGAAGCTACTACAGCTGACCTGAAAGCAGCAGCAGATTGGCTAGCTAAGAATGATATCACAGGTATAGGGTTCGATGATACCCCACTTGGAAAGCTAGCTGATCTTATGCCTAAAGTTGATTTTGATGCAGTACAGAAGGCGGTGCATCGATAATGGCTCCTAAAAAACTCCCAGCTTCTCAACAGAAGTCAAGCGCCAGAAACTATAGTAAAAATCCTGAATCTAGAGCACATAAAAATGCTCAACAAAGAAAGAGGAATAAACTAAAAAGAAATAAACTAGACCGCGCAGAACATAATAGAGCCCGCCGTAAGGCAGGTATTTATGGAAAGGGAGGACCTGATATGTCACGTACAAAATCCGGATCCTTTGTAAAAGAAAGGCCTTCTTTAAATAGAGCAAGAAATCGAGGTAGAAAGTAATGAACGGAGCGTTAGATAAACCACACATGAAAGGTAGAGCAATCAAACTTAAGAATGAACTCTACGGACGTTGTGAAAGACAAGAGCTAACATACGAAGAATGTCGAGGCGCTGAACAGTATCTAAATAAAGTTCTAGATATAGTTGATGAGTACGCGTATTGAAGACCCAGAATTAAGGACGCTTTTAGCAGCCATTCAACTAGAAGGTGTAGTTAAATTACTAGATGCTAATATTACCCAATCAATTTGTGTAGATTCACATGGCAACGAAACCGAAAAAATCACAATCGAATACCCAAAAACAACTGAGTGATGATTTTAGATTTTTCCTTACTGCTGTATGGACACATCTAGCATTACCACCACCTACCAGAGCACAACTCTGTATCGCTCAATACCTACAACATGGACCCAAAAGATTACAAATCCAAGCATTTCGTGGCGTTGGTAAATCTTGGATTACTGCTGCATTCGTTCTTTGGACGTTATATAACGATTCAAATAAAAAGATTATGGTCGTTTCTGCCTCGAAGGATCGAGCAGATTCGTTCTCGATCTTCTGCCAAAGACTTATCCTTGAAGTACCGTGGTTAGTTCATCTTAAACCTAAAAATGATGATCAACGATGGAGTCGTGTATCCTTTGATGTAGGACCTGCGGCTCCTCACCAGGCACCGAGTGTTAAATCAGTTGGTATCACAGGTCAGTTAACGGGAAGCCGTGCAGATTTGATGGTACTAGATGACGTAGAAGTTCCTAATAACTCTATGACGGAATTACAACGTGAAAAATTACTTCAGCTTGTTACGGAGTGCGAGTCTATTCTTACTCCTAAGCGGGATTCTAGGATTATGTTTCTTGGGACTCCTCAGACAACATTTACCGTATATAACAAATTACGGGAACGATCCTATAAACCCTTTGTTTGGCCTGCTCGATACCCTCGAAAGGTGGCTATGTACTCTGGTTTACTCGCACCCCAACTTACCGAAGACTTAGAAAAGGAAGACGAACTTGCTTGGAAACCTACAGATACAAGATTTAGAGAGGAAGATTTACTTGAACGTGAATCTTCAATGGGTAGATCTAACTTTATGCTACAGTTTATGCTGGACACCAGCCTTTCTGATGCTGAAAAGTTCCCTCTCAAATTTGCTGATCTTATTGTAAACCCAGTTAATCCAGAAAATGCACCCGAAAACATTATATGGTGTTCAAGTCCTGAAAATATCATCAAGGATCTGCCTACTGTGGGTCTGCCTGGCGATTATTTTTACAAGCCAATGCAAGTCCAAGGAACTTGGGAACCATATAGTGAGACCATATGCTCTGTTGACCCCTCTGGTAGGGGCACAGACGAGACTGTAGCATGCTTTATTTCCCAATTGAATGGTTTCATGTATCTGCATGAAATATGGGCTAGTAAAGACGGTTATAGTGATGACACACTGCTTGCCATTTTGGCACGCTGTAAAAAATATAAAGCCAGCACCTTATTGATCGAAAGTAACTTTGGTGATGGTATGGTTTCTGAATTATTCAGGAAACATTCTATTAATAAAAACATACCAATTAACATAGAGGAGACTCGCGCTAATGTCAGGAAAGAAGATAGGATTATTGACGCTCTTGAGCCTGTGTTTAATCAGCACAGGTTGGTTATTGATCCCAAGGTTATTGAGTGGGATTTTCAATCCAACAAAGATGCTCCAGCAGAAACTAGGTTCCAATATATGCTTGGATACCAAATCTCCCGAATGTGCCGGGAAAAAGGGGCCGTTAGACACGATGACCGGATCGATGCCCTTGCCCAAGGTGTCAAATGGTTTACCGACGCCTTAGCAATCTCTGCTGAGACAACAATTAAGAATAGAAAAGACCAAGAATTTAAAGATCATTTAGCTGCTTGGATGGATGACCCTCAAGCTGAAGCTAATCATATGGTCCTTGGTATGAACCTTGAGCAGCGTTTAGAGGCACGAGGTAACACCAAGGGAAAACGTGTCCCCACCTGGGTTTAGGCATTTGTACTACTAAGTGCACTTTAACACACGGGGAAGTGGTGCTCCTCGTGTGTGGAAACAGCGGTCAAATTGAGGAGAGACATAAAAAATCTCTCCTCTTCATATCGAAGTAGACGAAGTTTCGATGCACTATGAACC